CAGGATGGAAGACGATGGGAGAAATCACCGTCGGCAGCTATGTCATTGGATCAGCCGGTTTGCCGGTTAAGGTAACGGCTATTTATCCACAAGGGATGAAGCCTGAATGGAGAGTTTCATTTTCAAATGGGGCAGTCGTTCGTTGCTGCGACGAGCATCTTTGGACAGTTCGCAAATCAAATGATGGGCGGCCGCAGATTCTAACGACGGCAGAGATTGCAAAAAAACCTCACAAAACATGGTGGAAAGTGCCTAAGTGCGCTCCAATTAGCTATGAGAGTAATTTGAACCCGTTACCCCTTGACCCATATCTTCTTGGGGCCTTGATTGGGGACGGTGGGATTACCGCATATGTCGGGTTTTCATCGAAAGATGATGAAATCATTGATTGCATTCGTCGGGTTCTTCCAGAAGGTCACGAAATAAGTAAAAAGATCGGGGGAAATGTCGATTATCAAATCACGTCTTTACGCGGGCAGCCAAACCATGTTTGGACCGCACTTCGCTTGCTTGGTCTCGCTGGGAAAACAAGTCAGCATAAATTTATTCCCGATGAATACATGAAAGCATCACCATATGACCGACTTGCCATGCTTCAAGGGCTAATGGATACGGACGGATATGTATCTGCTGGAAATGGGACAACTGTTGATTTCAGCAATTCATCACTTCGGCTTGTGGAGCAGGTTTCTGAACTTGTTTCTTCCCTTGGCGGACTGCCCAATTCGATTCGCACAAAAAAAACATCTGGTATTGATTGTCACACGGTTACATTTCGCATGGGAAATGGTGTCAATCCGTTTCGGTTGACTCGGAAAGCTGATCGCTGCCGAACTAACGGTCATAATCTTGAGATCAGAGTCTTGAGTGCTGAACCGACAGGCCGAATGGTTCCTATGCAGTGCATTTCTGTTGCCTCAAACGATAGTTTGTATGTGACGAATGGATACATTTTGACGCATAATACCTTCGTCGTGCTCGACTGGTGCCTGCGCATGGCGGCGGGCGTGCCGGAGTGGTTCGGCAGCCGCGTCAAGGACGGGTCAGTGCTCTACCTCGCGGGCGAGGGCCACCACGGACTGAAGGGCCGCGTGGCGGCGTGGAAGATTCGGCACGGCACGGGCCGGCGCCTGACCATGTGGCTGTCCAAGAGTGGCTGCGACCTGAATACGGCGGAGGGCTACCACAAAGTAATCGAAAGCATCCGGCGACTGCCTTCGGTGCCCAATCTGATCGTCGTGGACACACTGCACCGATTCCTGATGGGCGATGAGAATAGCGCGCAGGACGCCAAGGGCATGCTGGACGCCTGCGCCGGACTGATGGGCGAGTTCGGGTGCTCAGTCCTGCTCGTGCATCACACTGGCGTCAATGAGGAGGCGCAGCACCGGGCTCGGGGATCCTCTGCGTGGCGCGGCGCGCTCGACATCGAGATTAGCATCGTGCCTGCAAAAGATGGGGCGCCCATGCAAATCGTCCAGCGAAAGTCCAAGGACGCTGAAATGGTCCAGCCGGTTTACGCCGAATTGGCGTCGGTGGAAATTCCCGGCTGGATTGACGAGGACGGAGAGCAGGTCACGAGCGCCGTTCTGGAACAGTCCGAGGCGCCGACTGCAGTCATCACAATCGACGCTAAGCTGGCGGCACACCGGAAGACGTTCGAGAAGGCGTGGTGGGCCTCCGGGGCCGAGCTGCGCGACGGTCAGCCGTATGTGTCCCGGTCGTCATTGCGCGAAAAACTGGCCGAAGGCGGAAAGAAGTCGGACCGCACAATCGAGAATGAGATGACGCAATCATATTCCGACAAGCTGATCGGCACGCTCATGAATAGCAATTCTATTGCCAAGTTCGAGCACGGGTGGGTCGTCATTGACGATTCTTGGGCGTCCGTACTGATTATTTCCATGCCATAGGTTATGGCTAAACGAACCCCCCTAAAACCCCCTTTTTTACTCAGGGGGGTTAGGGGGGCTAGGGGTCGTCTCAACCCCCCTCCTTCCCCCTCTCCCCTATAGGGGGAGGGGGGATGGGGGGTGACGAGCTGGTCGCAGGGAAGGACCAAAAAAAAACCAGTCCCGGAGGACTGGCTGAATTTTTAAGGATTATCTTAGTCTATGCAGTAAAAGCTACAACCCAGTCTATGCTTATTTCTCCCGAAAGCATGGCCACGACTATAAGGGCGATTAGTTGGGGCACGGGATACCGCCCTTGGCGGTAAAACTCGATGGATCGGATGGACTTGCCGGTGATCTTCGCGAGGTCGGCATTTGTCATGCCGATGCGGGTCATGGCGTCGATTAGCTCATTGGAGGTCATTTAACGGGGCTCCGGAGGCTGCTGGGCGGGGTCTGGGTCATTTTTGGCGCAGGGCAGCCACCCGTTGGTTACACCCCACTCAGCGAGCCTCCTAGAAAGTGCCTGCTCGACGTCGTAAACGGTCCAGATGTCTGAAGGGGTACCGAGGCGGCTGGATACCTCACAAAACGTCGCCCACAGGATCGGGTCCGCCTCGTGGCAGGGCCGGAGGTCCATGTCGATCCTCATGGCTGAGCCTCCTTCAGGGCACGATTAGCCGCAACAATCATTGCTTCCCAGAGAATCGTCATCGCCGCGCTTTCATCTCTTGATTGCGTTCCCATCAAGAGGGCGCGCATCATCGCAACAACTTCCTGCATCACGTACATGCGGCGTTCTAGATCAGCATAGTCAAGGCTGAGTTCGTCGTGCTGGGTTTTCCAAAAATTATTAGACATATCGATCTCCCGTGAAGTTGAGGGGGCCGGAGCCCCCTGTCAGTAGCGACCCGCCTCACGTTCCAAGAACGAAGCGATATGGTCATTACAATCGGCGATGATAGCAGCGGTCAGGCTCCCCTTAACGTCTGCCGACGAGCCGTTGGTGACGATTCCTGCCTCTTCGCCGTCATCATCAATCAACACGGCGTCGATGAAGCCAGTGGTCTCCCACTCGATAAAACGGTCAGGCTCGCCGATGTCACGGTCCCCGCGTTGCGTCGAGTAGGCCAGCTCGATTTCGCCCTTGGCGAGATACGCGGTGTCGTTGAGCGTAAAGGGGACTTCCTCGAACTTGTAGATTACGTAGTCCATTGTCGATCTCCATGTGTCTGGGCCGCTGCCCATGAATCAGTTATAACCGAAGCCACTTCGGTAGTCAAGCGATGTGTGCGGGGTATTCGAGAGAAATATTGAATACCCCGCAATGCGATGTCAGCTAATCCAGCTTGGAACCTGATCAAGCATCATTTCCATCCGAAGTGGCATGATCGCGCCAAATCCCTCGCAGTCGTAGCCGGGGACAAACCAGTCAGCAAGTGCCACAGAGCCTCCATTGTGAGCGATTGTGAATGATGGATCTTTCTCGTCAGACCAAAGCGACTTCGCCTTGGCAATCCGGGTGATGAGGGCGGGAGTAAACTGCGCGCATTCTCCGCTAATTTTGCCAGTGGGGAAAACTGACCGCCACGATGGAAATATTCCATCGATCACATTGGCGCTGTAGGATTCACCAAAATATTCGATTGTAACTCGACCGTCGGACACACTTACCTCGGCCAGATTGGTTTTGTCCTTTCGAGACAACTTGATCTTGTCGAGAAGGGTATGTGGAATGATTACGTCGCTCGTAATTCCTTCAAAACTTTCAGCGTGCTGGCGGACAACGCCCATAATGTGACCGTCGGTCGCCACGAGAAAAAGGCCTTTGGCAGTTGGCTGGACAGCCACTCCGTTGAGATAATATCGTGTGTTCTCAGTGCTCGAGAAAAACACTAACGACTTCAGGGCTTTAAGATTGATTTTCATTGCGCGTTCCTTTTAGTTTTAGGTGATTTTATTCAGCCGCCATCTTCAGGACCGGCTTGACGCGAAGCGTCTCGACCAGCGAGAGCTTGGTGCATGCAGACACTTGCGCCTCGGTCAGGAAGGTCTTTACCACCTTGGCGTCAAAGCTGGCGCGCTCCGAGAGAGACACGACGACCGTGGCGGTATTGCCCTCGATGATTTCAAGGCCAGTGGCCTTGATCTCCGCCTTCACGGCGTCGAGCTGCTTTGTCAGGGCTTCCATCTCATTCTTGAGGATGGCGTAGCGGTCGGCGGCGGGGAGGGTGTTGAACATTGTCGATTTCCATTTGTTAAGCACAAATCAGTTATACCCGAAGCCACTTCGGCGTGTCAACTCATAATTGTCTCTAGCAGCATCGCCGCAAGCATGACGCCGACGATGAAGAGCGCGGTCTCCGACCACGAGGGTTCCCAGTGTCCGGGCATGTCAGGCCTCCAAGTCTTTGAGGGCGGCGGCAAGTTCGTCGTCGTTTAACTCTTCGGCCTCATAACCAATGAAAGCCATTTCACCTTCAATTTCCTTTTCGAGCTGGGCAATCCAAACTTTTCGCAATGCAATTTCGCCCTGCTTCGTGGCAAGAGACAAACGAACGCGCTCCTGCGAGAGGTGGCGGGTCAGGGCGTCGAGGTGGCTGGTGTCCATGTCAATCTCCAGTTGAGTCTTGCTGTGGTAATTTCCGGGCCGCTTCATTCGCCGCCCATGACCCTTTATAGACCGAAGCCACTTCGGTCGTCAACAGGCCCCTTGCATTTATTTTTCGGCTGGAGCATAAATTTCACATGAACACTGTTCTCCGCGACAAGTTCGCCAAGTCGATTTGCGCATTCGCGCCCAGCGGCTTCCTGATGGGGGAGCCGTGCAAGGAACTGTGTTCATACTGTATCGAGCAGGCCGACAGTCTTATGGAGATAATTGATGAGCACGAACAATCAGTTGCAGGCGCTCGTGGAGCGGATCGAGCGACTGGAAGCGGAGAAGGCGGCGATATCTGCCGACATCAAGGATGTGTATGTCGAAACCAAGAGTAATGGCTTCGACGTCAAAATCGTCAGGAAAATCATCGCCATGCGCAAGCGTGACGGCGCTGCGTTGCAGGAAGAGCAGGCGCTGATCGCAACCTATATGTCTGCGCTCGGGATGCTGGCGGATCTGCCCCTCGGTCAGGCGGCAATCAAGCGGGAGTTTGGAGCATGAAATTCATTCGCGCCAGCGATCTGCCGGGACACCTTGATGACATTTCCACTTTGGAAGGTTGTCAGGAAGCGATTGTACGATATCGCACCGAGCTTGATCGGATCAAATTGATCGTTCTCGATGTGTTGAAAAACAAGCATTTTTTGACAAAAGACAGTCTAATATCTTCGCTCGATCATTGTGGTTTTATCGCTCACGAAGCATTGGGTAGCGAATAGGGAAGCTATGTTCAAATGAACGAACCCAAGCCGCTCTCGGCCGGGCGCTTTAAGAAGCGGCGACTTGTTGCTATGAGTGGGGCAGCACAAGCGGCAAAGTCCGCGAAGCCTGTTTCACTGCCTAAGCTCAGGTGTTTGGAGAATAAAGATGGCGAAGACGCCGATCAAGTCGCCCGATAAGGTCGTTCCCGCTCGTCCTACGGGTCGCCCTGTCGGTCGGCCAAGTAAGTATACACCTGAGATCGCTGAACGTATTTTTATGGAGATGACAGATGGCAAAGACATGGTTGAGATCTGTCAGGCTGAAGACATGCCTGATCGGGCGACAGTCTACAGGTGGATGGCGCGGGACGCTGAATTTGCGTCATTATGTGCGCGCGCACGCGAAGCGCTGGCTGACTACGAGTTCTATCGGGCGAAAAAACTTGCAGACGATTGCACCGAGGAAAACGTCAATTCAGCTCGGGTCAAGCTTAATCATCTTCAGTGGCGCATCATGAAGGTGTCGCCGAGGACGTACGGCGATAAGACACAGACTGAGCTGACTGGCGCTAACGGCGGACCGATCAAGGTCGAGACAAGCGTACTTGATGTTAGTACGCTCGATGTCGAAGAGCTTGAAGCGCTCGAAAAGGCCCTGACGGCAACGATCAAGAAGTGAGGTTTATATGATTGAAATCGGGCCGAATCTTACCGAACTTCTAGGCGGAATACTTGCCACTATCATTGTCTGTTTTGCAATATGGCGTATCACTAAGTAATGGGCAAAATTCAGCTGCCAAACAAGGTTGACGTGCAGGGAACTCTCGACGCCATTGAAAAGCGTCTGTGTGAGAGTTCCCTGCACGAGTTCATCAAGCGGGCTTGGCACGTAGTCGAGCCCGGTCAAAAGTTTATTGATAACTGGCACATTCCGTTCATTACCGAGCATCTTGAAGCGATCACAGACAATCATGTACTTGAAGGGGGGTCTCCTTATAACCGGCTCTTAATCAACGTGCCGCCCGGCTTTTCAAAAAGTATTATCTTGAATGTCTTCTGGCCTGCATGGGAGTGGGGACCGTGCAATCAGCCGCATCATCGCTACATTTGCGCAGCGCACCAACAGGGCCTCGCCATCCGCGACTCGACCAAGATGCGGCGCCTCATTACGAGCGACTGGTATCAAAAGCACTGGGGTGACCGCGTTCAGTTGACCGGCGATCAGAACGCCAAGACCAAGTTCGAGAACACGGCCACCGGCTTTCGGGAGGCCATTGCCGCAGGAAGCATAACCGGGAGCAGAGGGACGCGCGTACTCGTTGACGATCCTAATTCGGTTGAAGGCGCTAATTCGGATGCCATGCGCGCTTCAACGAATGAGTGGTTCACCGAAGCGGTTCCGACTCGTCTCAATGATCCTAAGCAGTCGGCCATCGTCGTCATTATGCAGCGCCTGCACGAGGAGGACGTGTCGGGCGTGATCCTAGAGCGCAAGGGCTTCCGTGGCACCTATGACCATATCTGTTTGCCCATGCGGTATGAGAAGTGGCGCGATGGACAAAAAACATGGCTTGGCTATGACGATCCTCGCACTGAAGAGGGTGAGCTTCTTTTCCCGGACCGATTCCCTATCGAGGTCGTTGACGATCTAGAGGGAAAGCTCGGACCCTACGCGACAGCCGGTCAGCACCAGCAGGCGCCTACGCCACGGGGCGGCGGTGTCATCAAGGATGCTTGGTGGCAACCTTGGGAAGCTGAAGAGTTTCCCGATCTCGATTATATCGTCGCCAGTCTCGACACGGCTTATTCGACAAAGGCGGACGAACGGGGCGACTACAGCGCCATGACTATTTGGGGCGTCTTCTCCGGCGACCCTAAAACTCGCTCGACACGAGTTGTTGATCGGTACGGCAAAAAAGTGGAGGACGGCGTTACCGTGCCGTATTCCGACGATCTCGACGCTGTGCCCAAGATCATTTTGATGTATGCGTGGGCCGAGCGTCTCGACCTTCACGAGCTGGTAACTAAGGTCAACAAAGATTGCAAAAAGCATAAGGTTGACAAGATTCTTGTTGAAAACAAGGCCGCAGGGCATTCGGTTGCGCAAGAGCTTAGGCGTTTGTTTTCACAAGAGGATTACTTCGTTCAGCTTTATGATCCGAAGTCTATCGACAAGCTGGGCCGGTTGTATTCGGTGCAGCATATCTTTTCTGAGGGAATGGTTCACGCGCCTGATAAAGAGTGGGCCGAGCAGGTCATTCGACAAGTGGCGACCTTCCCGCGCGGCAAGCATGATGACTTATGTCTTGTTGGCGATACCCTCATCTCAATGGGTGATGGATCGACCAAATCACTTCAAGATGTGGTTATAGGCGATTCTGTCATGACACCAAACGGTGCACAGCTCGTATCGGCTTCATCTTTTACAGGTGTAAAGCCGACATGGCGTTTAGAGTACAACGGGCGCGCGATAGAAGGGACAGCGAATCATCCGATCTTTGCCAACGGTGAATGGAAAGAGCTTGCATCATTGTGTCCATCTGATACATTGACATTGTGTCCAGCAAGTGAGGTTCAATCATGGGTTTCAAAAGCAAAAGCGAAATTGTTGTCGAAAGTATCATCTTCAACGGTCGCAAATACAATCGCTACCCAAATTCAAAAAATCCTGCCCATCGTAGGTATTTTGCTCGCGCCGGTGCGCGACTGCATCGCGACGTATGGGAGTTTTATAAAGGGCAAATTCCAGAGGGGTATCAAATCCATCATATTGATGAAGATACCGGCAATAACGACATTTCCAACCTTGAATGTCTGCCGCGCAGGGATCATCGAGCCAAACACCATGCCGATTACGTTGCCAGAGGTAGATCTGAGCAACAACTTGCTCATATGGCAAGAATCAACCATTTGGCAAAAGCTTGGCATAAAAGCGAAGAGGGCCGCGAATGGCATCGTCAAAACGCTTATGCTTCGCTTCACGGCCCAGATACCCCTAAGCCGTATAGCAAAAGCCATTACACCGGTGTTTGCGAATGGTGTGGCTCAGCTTTTGAGGCTAAAAGTCCTAAAAAACTTATGTGTTCAACACCTTGCGTCGAACAAAAATCAAAGTACTTGCGTGGTCGAAGCCGTTACATTCACCCGCACTATGCGGCCCGTTTACAATCTGACAGTTGAGGGAGAAGGCTGTTACTATGCTAACGGTATCTTGGTCCACAACTGTGACACCGTCAGCATGGCCTTACGGCATCTTCGCGATATTGGCCTATTGACTCGCAGCCAAGAGCGCTTGTCCGAGATTAATCAGGATAAACAGCATCGAGGCAAGCCGCCTGTGCCGTTGTACGGGGTTTAAGATGGCCGCGACGTATTATCTCAATCAATATACGAACGGCATGATCGGAACCGCTGTTCAAAGTCGAGAAGCGGCCGATCAAAAGGCTGTATGGGCAAGAGAGGCGGGGTTCACGCGAATCGCTCTGTTCGTCATCAAGCTTAAGAGGAAGAAGAAATGCCCGACATTATGTTGACCTTGATGCTAAGCATCGTGGTCATTTGGTGCGCACTGTTTATTTGGCTTGGCAATCAGTGAGGGGGAAAAGCATGAGCGTTCTTTGCGATAGCTGTAAGTTCTATCATGAACTGGACAGTAAAGAGAACTTCGGTCAATGCCGAAAGTATGCGCCCAAGCCTCATCCGGTTAATCGCGAAGAGATTGAGGAAAACTTGATCGCTGTTGTCTGGCCCGTTATTGGTGGTGATGAGTGGTGCGGTGAGTTTCAGCGTAAGTTTCAGGGGTGAGGGAAGATGGCTAAGCTCAGGTATTACAGCTTTTACGAACTTCGTAAACAGTCTAATCAAGAAAACACAGAATTTGATTCCATCGAAATGCCGGAGCCTATTCCGGGCATGTGGGAAAGAATCCTTGATCGTTTTTTTCCAAATCGACAGGTAGCGATTCAGAAGCTTAAAGAAGAAAACAATAATCTTCGATCAAAGCTTCTCGCCACTTTGCGCTCAGGTGAAGACGCAGGACGTATTGGATTGCAGCTTTATGAGGAAAATGAACATTACCGCAATAAAACTGCTCTCGATATGCTGGACGAAGAAGCCTTGGCAAGGCGGGATGCGGAACTCATTGATTTGCGTAACAAAAACAAAAGACTTGAGCGCGACTTGAGGGCTATGACTGAAATGTATAATAGGCTTAGCCAAGACGTTAACGAGTGGATTGTTAAGTTTGGGGAAGAAAAATGATTCCGGCGAATGCCACTGTCGACGTGGATCGTGAACCGTCCAAGGGTGTGCTTGGACACTTCAAGGTAGAGGTGTGGGGCCGAGAGCCCCACGACTATGTGCGCCGCTATTCTATCCAAGCAAAGTCTGATACTCTTGCGGCACAGGAGGCATTGAAACGCTTCTCTGACGAAATCGAACGGCTACTGGCCGACGAAAAGGACTGACCATGGCCGGCCTCTCGCCCCACAACATTCGTCTTGATCAGTTGGCCACGGTGCCGGAAGATGAAGACGTAGTGGTCGAGATGGCCGAAGATGGCGAAGACCTGCCTGAGTTTGACGATAGTGGCGCAATCATCAAGATCGAGCACGACGACGGCTCGGTCACGGTAAGCCTCGACGGTAAGCCCATCGAGGACGCCGAGCGACGCGCTAATCGCGGGTGGTTCGACAATCTTGTCGAGGATATCGAGGACGGCGAGCTGTCCCGTATCGCAGATGAGTTGCTGCGCGGCGTCAAGAACGACCTCGACAGCCGCAAGGAGTGGATCGAGGATCGTGCCCTCGGCCTAAAGCTGCTGGGCCTGAAGATCGAGATTCCCGGCCTGCAAGGCGCGTCTGACGGTGCGCCGGTCGAGGGTATGTCCAAGGTCCGGCACCCGCTGCTTCAGGAGGCAGTGCTTCGCTTTCAGGCCAATGCGCGGTCCGAGCTGCTGCCGACCGATGGGCCGGTCAAAGTTCGCAACGACGACAACAATGCGGACCTGAAAGAAGATCAGCTTGCCAATGCGCTTGAACGCGACCTGAACCATTACCTCACGACAACTGCGTCGGAATACTATCCCGACACCGACCGAATGCTGTTGATGCTCGGTTTTGGCGGAACGGCTTTCAAGAAGGTCTATTAC